ATTCATGTCAGATACTACATCAGCAGTACCCAGAGTATTCATATCTGCAACCACATCAGCAGTTGCTAAAGTATTCATATCAGAAACTATGTCAGCTGTGGCTAGGGTATTCATATCTGATACAACATCAGAAGTACCTAATAAGTTCATAGCAGTTACAGTTGCAGAACTACCTAAGACATTCATATCATTGACAACATCAGCAGTTCCTAAGATAGCCATATCTGCTACAGCATCTGCTGTACCTAATCTACCTATCTCTGTGGCTTTACCAGCTACAGTACCTATATCCGTTGCATCAGCAGCAACAGCATTAATATTAGTTGCATTACCAGCAACAGCTGTAACATTAGATGCAATACCACTTACTGTAGTAATATCACTAGCAATACCAGCAACAGTTGCTACATCTGTAATTGATTGACTGAACTCAATACCATTACCAGAACTATTAACTGTAAGTATTTTATTAGCTACTAGTTCAGGGAATATTAATCCATATGCAGTAGATGTTGTAGAAGCAGCTCTTGGTGATAAGTTAATATCAACACCTTGTTGTTGCATCATTGCAACAATTTTATCTAATTCTGTGTTTAAAGATTCAATAGGAAATATACCAGTACTAGCAAAATCAGTACTTCTAGCTATTGGTAAATTTCTAGTAATTGTATATTTATCATTAACAGTAGCACCACCACCTAAGGTTATTGATCCACCACCAGTTACACCAGCACCAGTTACAGAATACTGAGTAGCACTAGATGGACTAGCTGCTAATGTTAATGTAGTAATAGCACCATCTGATATAGCAGTTTTTTTAACTACTAAATCAGAATCAGCAAAAAACTCAAACGCAACTGTAAATGAAGTTTGCCCAGCTGTAGCTGTATATTGTACTCTAGGTGAGGTGTCTGATATTGCTATTGCCATTTATCTTAATACATCTTTTTCTAATTTATCAAATACTGAATCCAAAAACCATACATTTTGGAAAGGTACAAGTCTACGCACATTCCTTGCTGTGTGATGATTGTATTTACCAGTTCCCCATGTCCACATAATATCGGCTATATTTGTTATTTGGTTAGCAGTTGGACCTAATACATCAGGAATAGGATTATTCAATATATCTTTGTATGTTCCATAAGGTTTTTTACCACCTAATAATGGTCTTAAACCTACTTGATTATTACCTAATCTTTCTATTGCATTATTAATATCAGAAAAAATACCACCCAATCCTGATCTATCAAAACCATCTACTATCTTTTGACCAAAAGGTTTTTTACTATAATCTCTATTAAATTGTTTTTGTCTAAATGCATCTACCATCATACCAGCACCCATCAATAACAATATTCCTTGCATAAAATTTGTATCTTTTTCTTGTAATCCACGCATTAACATTCTTTGTGTAGCAGCAGCACCAAATTTTTTAAATTGTGCTAAAGCACCCCCCATTTCACTATTTGCCCAGAGAGGTACATCTCCTTTACTTGGAGTAACAATATCTACATTTACTTGTTTAGATAATCCTTGATGATATATTTCAGCAGCTTTACGAGCTTCTACAGTATTATCCCAAGAATCACTATTAGCAACACGCATATGTTTAAAATCATTGCCATCTGCTTTTGTTGATATTTTACCATTTTTACCAACACCATGTTTTTGATATTGTTTATATATCTCTCTAGCAATAGTATCATCTATTCCTAAAAAGTTTAATCTAGCTCTATTTAATTTAGATATACTTTTTCCTAATGCTATTTTTTCTACATTTTCTATTATTCTAGTACCATTAAAGAATCCAGCCATAGTTTTTACTGAAGCGTTCCACGGATTACTAGCGTTTAGAAATGTAAAATAGACATTTCCTACCTTACTCATTCCTCTTTCCATTTTATTAAATACACCGAAAGCATCTTCCATACCATACATACCCATAGCTCTTGAGCTATCTATCATGTCTAATGCTTCACCACCTAATTGTGTAGAGTTTTTAGACATTTTAAGTATTTCTTTAGCCATACCACTTTGGAACATTTCTGTTTGTATTTTAAATGTTTTACCCATACCATTAATCATAATTAATCTAGCTGTATCTACTACTTGTGCTATACCAGTAAGCATAGTTGTAGCATTATACAGCTTCATCATTCTTAGACCTCTACTAAAAGTCCTATTGGGATCTTGTGCTAAACCATATGTGCCTCTAGTTAAATGTATAGAAGCATCTAAATCTTTTATGTTTTGTATTTGTTGTTTTGTTAAAAACTTTTCTAAAGGTTCTTGATTTATATCTCCTAGTTGATTGTAATACTTATCGTATTTACCATTTTTTCTTAACATATTATCTACAATTTGTAATATACCTTGTTGATAATTACCATCAGCAGACCAACGACTACCATAGCCCATAGGATCACCAAATACTTTTGTAAGTTCTATATCAGGAACTACTTGATTAAAGTAATGTCTTTGTAAAAGCATTACATCATCTTCCATAAATCCTTCTTTCATTAATCTTGTATAATCAATATTTAATTCTCTACCTAAAAATCTACTAGATATTTTATTAACTTCTTCTATTCCTTCATCAGTAAACTTTGCTACGCTTGATAATTGTTCATCAATGCTTTTTAAACGCAAAGTTGGTTGATATTGCATAAAAGATTCTATTATGTCGTCAATAATAACCTTAGATAATCCTTGTTTTTCTAATTCTTCTTGCATTATTTTTTTAAATAATTCAGGATTAGCATCAATAGCATCTCTTTTATATAAAGGATTAATATAATTTTTTCTTAAAATTTTACCTTTCTTTAACAATTCTAATTTATTTTCTATTTTTCTTTTTGTTGTAATTAGTTTATTAAGCTGTTCTAATTTTTTAGGATTAGTTACTGCTTTTCTTCCTTTAATACTACCATCCATAAAAGATATATATTTTTCTATTTGACTTAAATGCCATGTATGCCATGAAATAGAAATTTCTGATTCAGCATATTCTTTACCCAATGGACCATAAAATAAATCTTCAGTATGTTTTGCAGCAGCTCTAACTTCTGGCTCTACTGCTAAGTTAGGATCTAATCTAGCTCTAGTTACAGCAGAAGAAAATTCTCTTGGTGTCATTACACCAGTTTTATTCATTCCTGTACCTATTTTAGTATTAATAGTTTTCTCAAAAATATTTTGTTCATTTTTGCCAAGTCTTTTTAAATAAGTATTGTATTCAGACATAACTGCATCATCACTTATTTTAATCATGTAATGTCTTGATTTTATTTTTCTTTCAATAGTTGCACCAGAAACTACTCCTTCAAAATTACCTTTAGTTAGTAAAGGACTTTCTAATACAGTAGTAATAAAATCTTGCTCATCTAAACCACCTTTATTTAACACTCTAAATATTGGTGTAAATCCAGACTTTTCTCCAAGTATACCCATACCAGTAGGTTTTATTTGATTGGCTGCAATCCATTCTGCTTCTGTTCTAATTGGTCCTGTAGCACCAGCACCAACAGATCCATCTTTATATAAACCACCACCAACATATTGACTATTAGAATAATGTGTGTCCATGTTATCTAGTTTATTTGCTGTATCATCAAACTGTTTACCAGCTAATTTATTATTAATAGCTGGAAATATAGCTGGTAATAAAAAACCACTAGCAGATATAATAGCAGTTTCTTCCCATGTTCTTGTATCGCTTAGTCCTTGTTTTGTAAATTCTTCAGTAGTTATTAAACCACCTACTTTTCCTGATCTTAATAATCTACTACCAGTAAATAAAAAACTACCACCTTTAGTAAACATAAATAAACTAGAAGGATCTGTTAAACCACCTAATACTCTACCTACAATGTAAGATGGAGATCCATTTGCTTTTTGAGAATCTTCTACAAAATCTGTAATTAATCTTTTAGTTTGTTTTGCACTTTTACTATGTAAAAAATTGCCAACATAAGGTTCAAATCCTTTAATTTGGAAATCATTAAATATATTATAATTAGGATCTTCTACAAATTCTGTATCGTCTTTAGCTACACTAGCATCAACTATAAATTTAAAACCAAGACCAAATATATTTTCATCTGCCCAACCAGCACCTACATCTCTTACATCTTGAAAATAATTTAATGGTTCTGTTGGATCTGGTCTACCATTAATAATAGGTTTTCTAGCACCTATATCTCCTATAGTAGATACATCACCCATATTAATCTAATACAGACTTACTTTTTTTACTAATTTGTGGAGATGTTACTTTTTGTAAATCTGGGAAATATGTCATTTGTCCTTGCGACCATGCAGATATAAACCCAGATACATCTCTCATCATAGTTCTGAAACCACCATATCCTATTGCAGCTTGACCTTCTGCATCATTCCATAATTCATTTAATAAAGCTGGTTCATATTGTTTTACTTGAGCAGCAGTTGATCCTGAGTAAAACTCATCTGTTCCTTCTTTATAACTACCAAAGTTGCCAATATATTTCATATCTCCAGTTTCTATAAAGTTTTTTAATGCTTCTTGGAATCTTGGTCCAATCCATGTAGAACTATTATAAGCTAATTTAACTAATGCTACTGCAAGATATGCATTTTTATTAGAAGTTAAATCATCAATACCAGTAATATTTTTTACCATTTGTAATTTATCATCTAACATTTTCATCATTACAATGTTATTAACTTCTCTTGTAATTGTTTCTTCACCAGTCATTAATTTTTCAATATCATAACCTAAGTTTGTTAATTCTTTAATAACAGTAGGATCTTTTAAAGATAATCCAGTTCCAATAGTAGGATCGCCATTATCTGATTTCATAAGATCATATTCTGCTTTTTGTATTTTACTATCTTGAGCAGCCATTTCTACTGGACCACCACCACCAGCTCTTGTTCCAACATTAAATGTTTTATTTCTATCTCCTGTGAAACCAGAATCATATGCTTGTGCATAAAATCCACCTTCTTGTTTTGTAACAGAATCCATAAGTAAATTAGTTGCTGTATTTTGATATCCCATACCTGTTTGCTCCTTACCTTCAAATTGTGAAGCTAGATTATCATCAAATACTCCAGCTTGTTTTTGTTCTTGATATGTTAGAAAAGCAATTTGATTTTCTTGTAATTGTCTTTCTACAGTATTCATATCAATACTAACATCAGGTAGCCATTCAATATCATTAAACATTCTACCTAAATCTTCTATTCCATTTTTTCCTTTGTTATAACCATTATAAACAAGATTAAACATTCCTTTTAAAGTTTGCATAACTAATGGTTGTTCTTCTACATCAGCAAAACCATATGTTTTAAAAAATGTTTGTGCTGCAATATTTTGTGAACTCCAATTTTGCCATGCTTCATTTTGAAACTCAGCTCTTACACCACTCAATGTTAATGATGAATTTAGTTCTCTGTTAGCTTCTGGTTTAAAAGATGCATCAGGATCATTAGGATTATTTAATGCCATAAAAATACCATCACCATCTGTATCTATTGATATTCTATAGGTTGGATCTCCTATACTAGCTGGATCATAATCAAATCTAATTCTTTTATTATCCATCATTCCTAAAATATTTTCAGCTGTAAAAAAATCAGAGCTAAGACCTAATGCTGCTCTTTCTCCATCACTTAAATTTAAACCTCTATTTATAATAGTCATAGTAGCGTCTGTTTTAATTTCATCAACACTCATACCTTTTTTAGTATAGGTATTATACATAGGATATTTAACTAATTCTGTAGCCATTAATTTTCATCATATCCATATCCCATACTTCTAATAGTATTTAGAATATAGGGTAATTGTTTTTTATATGCTTTTTTTAAAGAATCTGGTGTCATATTAATATTATAATTATCATTACTAAACATACTAGCTACACTTACTTTAATCATTTCTTCTGCTTCTTGCATAACTAATTGAAAAGAAGGTTCTAATTGATTATCTCTACCCATAATATTAAATTCATTATTGCCTGTTAATAAATCTGTATCGGAAAATCCAAAACCCCACCACGGACCATCTTCTTGTTCATCTTCAAAAAAATCTTCCATCATTTTATCAAATTTTAAATTATTATCTTCAATAACATTATTCATATGTTCAATCTTTTCATCTAAAACTGTTTGTTGTGGGTATACTTGACTAACCCATTTTTCTACAATTAATGCTTCGTATTGACCAATAGTATTTACTCCTAAAATATCATTAATTTCTTTTTCAGTTCTATTAGCTAATTTTAAATCTAATCTACCTACTTTTTGAAACTCTTTATGCAATTCAACAAGATTAGCAAAAGTTTTATTTGCTTCACTATCACTAAAAGCAAGTGGTTGTCCTTTAGTTAAATTTAAATTATTTGCAAATTCAGCCATATTTCTAAGTTCTGTTCTATCTGCTTGTACTTCATAATTAAAAGTTCCAGCACTACTAAAATAACTTTCTAATTTATCTGGTACTGCTCCATATGTTTTTGATAATTCTAAAAGAGAAGTTAAAAATAAATTGTTTTGTGCAGCTCCACTTTCACTTACTGTAGATAAATCCATATTATTAAACATTAATCTAGTCATGTCTGGAAACTCAATATTAATTAATTCATACATTTGTTGCATCATAGCTTCATCTTTTAATGTTTCTTCATCAATATCTACTCCAAGATTTTTTAAAGTTTTTGTTCTATTATTAATTAAATTATTAACATCAAATTGATTCATTTTACTTAAAACTTTACCATCTTCAAAAATACTAATTTGACTACTAACATCTTTTATAGCTTCCATTTTGTAATTTTCTTTCATTAATCTACCTAATTGGTCTTCTGTTAAACCATTTTTAGTAGCTAAAACTCTTAATTGTTTTTCATCATAAATTTCACCATCTCTCATTCCAGCAATAGTATTCTTTACAACATCTTCTTTATTTTGATCTAATATTATTTGTTGTTTTTTTACATTTTTTTCATTAGCACTATTCCATGATTGTATATACTCATTAACAGCAGTAGATATAACTGCTCTTTCTTCTCTATTAGTATCTTTATATACACTAGCATCATCTGTATCATGTAAGGGATTATCTAAATAGTTCATACCCCATTTTTGTAATTCAGCATTAATTTTAGATACTTCTGTTATATAATTTTCTGGTATACCACCAGCACTTTGTATAAACAAACTGTCTGCCAATTGTGCTGCATCTAAATCTTGTTTAGCTAAACTAATTAATCTTTGTGTTTCAAATCCCATTAAAAGAGTTTTGTTAAATGTTCCTTGTATTACATTACCATTTGCATCTACACTATCAGGAGTACCATATGATTGTGCTAATTGCTGTTGTATAGCAGCTGGATAAGAATTATATAATTTTTCATAATCAACCATAGTATCTGAAATTTCAGGTAATAAATTTTCAGTCCAGTATGATTGCATTTCATCAGGGCTTAAATTCATTATTGATGTATTTCTTTGTGAAATAAAATCACTATGATTAGTATTAAAACTATCTAATACTAAAACATCTTTCTGTGCTTTAGCTTCTTGAAATATTTTATCTCCATATTCAAAAGCTATATTGCCAGTAAATGATTTAGCATAATCTTTAAATCTATTAGGAGCTTTTTCTACTAAAGTATTAATGTAGCTATTAGTTGCTTTAGTAAAACCATCTGGATCATCATAATGTGTTCTAGAAAGTTCTAATAAAGTTTGTCTTGATTTTAATTTTAAATCAGTTTTGTATGCTACTTCTTCTTTGTTAGCTTCTCTTTCTGCAAATACATCTATAACAGCAGAAGCATTTTTTGCTGCTAAACCTATAGCATCTTCGCCATAGGCATCAACAACACCCATTCTACTTTGTATAGAACTAACTGTTGCTTTATTTTGTTTTTCGCCTGATGTAAGTGCCATTAGCTATAATATTTATAATTTCCATATCCATTGACTAACCCAGCTATAGCAGAAGTATAGCCACCAAAAGTAACTGCATCCATTTTAGCTTGGTTCTCAAATGCCATTTGTCTATATTTTAAATCAACAGATTTACCCATTAATCTAATATCTGATATATCTTTATTTCTATTAGATATAACTTGTTTGTTCATATTTAGAAAAGACATACTATCATCTGCATACCCAGCTATAGATTGATAAGCTAAATTATTAGCTATTTCTTTTTGAGCATATATATTTCTAGCATTTTCTTCTTGAATAGCTGCTAGTTCAGCCATCTTTGATTCTGTTTCTAATCTATAATTTTCTCTATTGAGTGCAGCTTGTTGCGATCTCATAGATGATAATGTTCCTACAGCTGCTACTCCAGATGATATTAACATTAATGTTGCAGCATTAGCGGTCATGCAAATTGTATCTCCATTGCTAATCCTAATACCTTTAGAGGTAGAGGACTATCTTGCGATATTGTTATTGTTGGTGATTTACTATATCCCAGAAAGGTAAATTCTTTTTTACCACCTACTGATGATAAATCTGTACCAATATTAAAATCTGCTTGTTGTATAATTAACTCTTTGGATGTTAAGTCAGCAGCTTTCATTGTTACATCTAATCCCCCTGAAATATCTATTATAGCTTTATTAATCCTTCTTGGCTGTCCTGTCAATGGTCCAGTATCAATTTCTTTGTCTATAGGCATTGTTTCTAATATAGGCGTAAAATTATATCCTACTCTAACGCCTGTAGGTTGTGGAGCATTATCTAAAGTAATTCTATTAGAAGCTCCAACAGTATATGATCCTAAAGCACCATTGCCAAAAACAGCTTCAATTATATTATTTTGTTCATAAATACTATTAACAGTATGTATAAAACCTTTTACAATAGTAATTACAGCATTATCTGAAGGAGTAGCAGCTAAAGTTTTATCTAATTGTAAATTGTATTCATTTGTAGCAGTATTAGTTACAGCTTGTATAGTATATTCTGTGGCATTCCCAGCAATGGTAAATGTTTCTTGTATAGCTGGAGCAGTAGTAATGCCATCTATTAAAAGAGTTGTTCCTGATTGGCTACCACCTTTTACAGCTGGTGATCCTTTTTGGAATACTGTCGTAGTTGTACTACAATCTACTGTTATAGAATCATCATTAGCAAATTTTTCTAATAAATATTTAGTTCCAGAAGGTAATATTCTTTTAGTAACTACAAATAAAAACTCATTAACAGATGTTATGCTATGAAATTTATCATTTGTTTTAGTATTCCAAATAGTCCAACCAGCTATCTTTTCATCTCTAATACTATGAAAGACACCTATTTGACCATCTAATGTAGTACCACTATTAAGGAAGTAAGCAAATTGCTCTGGTCTTTCTTCATTACCAGTCATCATTGTAATATCTTTAGGATTATCAATTACTTGGGATGACAGTACAGAAATACTATTAGATTTATATGCTTGTTCTAAATCAGAAAAAACATACTCACGAATTGACTTGCCATTTTTAGATGTAAAAATAGTAGCACCATCAAAAGGAGTTGGCTTTGCTCTATTACATCCATAAGGTGTTTGTCTAAGGAAAGAAATACTTGCTGGTGTAATTGCACTATCTGTACTTTGAGGAATATAGTATTCACCAGAATCAGTAAATATTTGTAAATTTCTACCAGATATAAAATGTCTTATTTCATTTACAGTATCAGCAGTAATATTAACATTAATACCTTCATTAGCTAATCCTGTACCTAAATCAAAACTAAAGTATGCTCCTATTTCAGAAGCAATAACAGATGAAGGATTATCTCTTACTCCACCAAACCAAATTCTATTATCATGGAATGTAACTGCTTGAGGGAACCCTCTAACAGTAGAAATTAATTGTTCTTGCCAATCTGCATGAGGACCAACAGTAACAGTATCTTCTAATACTGTAACTGTAACTACAGTTGCACTCGTATAGCCAGTAACAAAACATTGTTTACCATTAACTTTCAAATATGTGTTTACATAAGAAGCACTAAAAGCATCAGCACTTGCAGTTAATGTTCTTCCTGTACCAGTAGCGTGAGCAGATAAAGTAACAGTAACGCTAGAATCAGGATATTTATAAAAAGGTTGTAAGGTTTTACTTACACCACCTACAGTTACATCATCATTAGTTTCAAAAGAATATAGACTTACTGAAAATGCAGAAGCACCAGTTCTTTTTATTTGAACAATAGGATTATTTCTATGACAGATAAATACAGTATCAGCAAACTGAGCATAACTTAATTCAAATAGTTGTGATGTAGTCCAATTACAATTACTTGTAATGTTAGCTGATATTGCAGTACCACTAGAATTATAAACATCTAGTCTATTATTAGATAAAGCAAAAATTGCTACTTCATCTTCTGCAAAAATAAAAGGAATGATTCTAGATTCTGCTGGTAGTTCTGCTGTAAATTGTGTAGCTGGTCTACGCATAACACCACCTTCATCTAAAAGATACCAGTTCTTGCATTGTCTAGCACCTTCAAAATATGCTTTAGCATCTGTCCTTGCGTTAAGTAAAGGGTTAAGTTCTCCAGCTGAGAAGTTGGTAAATACTTGTCTGACTTTTCTTGGCATTAATAATTAACAAGTCCACTTCGACTGCTCCTTCTCTCAGCTATAAATCTTGTAGTATTTAACTTCTGTGTAGTAGTTTCTTGAGAAGCAATATTTCTAGCTTTGATTAACTGTCTTTCTGCTTTTGTTTCATAAGAATTAATTAAGTCTGCATCTCTACCTAAAGAACCACCATAAGCACTAGCTAATTTATAAATTAAAGCTAATCTAAAATATGTTGGAAACAGAGATTCATCCTGTCTAAATACATAATCCATATATACTTTACTACTAGAACCATAACCATTTAAATAAATTTTATCTTCATATCTAGCATAGGGAATAGGATTGTCATTATTAGTTACAGTCATAATTGTAATGACTGCTGGATCACTAGGCATTTGATATGCATATTCATATCTAGTTGTAGGAGCGTCAGCTAATAAAGATAATTGTTTTTGACCCATTGCAAATCTCCAATGAGATTCTGCTAGAGTAGATTCTACTACTTCTTCATAAATAGTATTTGTAATTAAGGCTTCTGTAGAGTTATCAGTAAAAGAAGATATAGGATTAGCTCCTACTAATACTAACGCTCTTGATGCTATATCTACTTTAGTTACTGCCATTTATACTTTTGGAATTAATATTGATAAATTTTTACCAGTAATATTTGTTATTCCATATTTATCATTTAAATAATTTAATCTTGCCATAAATTCTTGTTTTTCAAGATAGGATGGATTATTTGATAAAACTACACTTTCTAATACAGCTAAATTTTTTCTAACATCATTTATTTCTTTTTCTGATAATTGTTTAGATGAAAATACTGCATTTCTACTATTATCTTTAAATGTTGTACTAAATCTACCATCATTCATTCTTTTAATATCATACTCTGATTCTTTAGGTGTAGAAGATTTTAATAAAGAAGCTGTTAATCCAGCTATTCCTATAGCACCAGCAGCACCAACAACCATACCAGCTCCTTCTGCTTTGCTCATTGGACCACCAACAGCATCTATTATTTTATCTTTATCTAACGATTTAACTTTGTTTGTTACTTTACTTGCTGTAGTTTTTGCTGCTGTTGCACCAACCCCTACACCAGTAGCAACTTTAGCTTTTGTTGTTTTTGCTACATCTTTAACTTTTTCAATTACTGGTTTTGTTTTTTCTTTAATTTTATCAATAGATGGTTTGGTTTTTTCTTTAATTTTTTTTACAGCTGGTTTTGCTTTAGCTACTGCACCAGTTACTGCGGCAGATCCAGCAACTTTTTTTGTGTTTACTTTTACTGCTTCTTTTAATTTGCTTGTTTGTTTTGTAGTTACATTGATAGCTTTTTTAAGACTTTTATTTTTGAGTAATTTTTTTGCTAATGCTTTTGCTGCTATACCTATTGCCATTTTTTATCCCTTTATCAGTGGGGGATTTCTCCCCCACTTCTTAATTATATTATGCTAATATTACAGTTGTAACAGTAGAAGAAGTTGAAGCAGATACAATTAAAATATCTACTACAGCATTTGATCCACCACTATTTACAATAATAACATCTCCAGCAGTTAAATCACCATTAGATAATAAGAAATAATCTGCATTATCTATAGTGCCAATAGCATCTCCATCTGTGTAATACCATAAAGAATTAGTATCACCCATTTGAGTTGCTTTTTTAACAGGATTATCTAGTGCATATGCCATTGATTACTCCTATTCTGCACACTTCTGTATGCGAATACCATTGGTGTCAATTAAGATTGAACCCATTGATAGGTATGATGTTAATAGATGAGCTACTTTCTCAGGAATGTAGTTTACTTCAGTTCTTACTTCTGAACCTACGCCTAAACCCATTGAGGATTTATGCCAACAAACAGTATGTCTATCTGTTGCTCCAGATGTATCAAGACCTGAGTGAACAAAAGTTAAGAATCCTAAGAATCTTTTAGCTGTGTAGTTCATTCCAGCGAAAGGTAATTGGCTTGGACCAATATAGTCAAGGTTTGACCAGTTATCTTCTGCTAGTAGATCACCCCATTGATTTGGACCGATTGCCCAATATCTCTGGTCATCATCAGGAACTTCGTTTGTTCCAAATAATGCTTGCATATCTTTGAACTTAGCTACATTCATATCAGTTGCTAATCCAGCTGTACCATTTGCACCAGCATTGTTTGCTACTTTAGTAGCAGAATCCATAGCTGTTGTAATAATACTGTCAGTCTTACGACCAAGAGCGTAAGCTGCGTTATTTGCAATTACTGCTCTTTCGTCAATGTTGGTTTTCAACTCGTCTAATTTATCCACATAGTCAGATGCATAGTAGTCAGCAAGTGTTGCTGTTACATTTGTGTGTGAAATGTTCATCGCTACAACCTCAGCGTGTCTAGCTTTAGTTGTTGCTTCTCCTGTTCCTACTTTTTGGAACTTAACAGATTCACCTGATACACCATTAACTGTACGAATTAAATTTTTAAGTTTACTACCCATTCTTTGGTATGCCATATGTACTTCAGCTTCAAACTGAGTAATAAAAGCATTGGTTATAGATGCACTCATTTTAACTCCTTTAAGTTATTTAGTTTATGTAAAAAGATTATCTCTTTTGGAAGCAATCGTTATCCTAATTAGGGCGATCCTAATGCCATCTGAGGTCTTATTAAGATATCAGTTACATAGATAACTTACTAATTCAACGCACAAATTTAAATGATTTTATATTTTCTGTAGGAATTGTAGTACAGTCGCCAATATCCGTATCATTGTAGGACATATAAACTATTGTGGAGTGTTTATTTTTTTCTAATAAGTAGCCTTCTGTAGTATTTACTGCTGGTTTAAATAGTTTTGCTTCACTAGGAGAGAGCCATTCAGCATGACTAATAGCATCTCTCCAAAGTATTTTAACTCTTTTACGCTTTGTCTGCGTATTTTTCGTATAGGTCTGTAACTTTTTTGATGTATGCTGGATCTTTTGCTCCATCTTTCCAATACCTTTCATCATTCATCATTGATCTTAAATCTAAAGGATCTAAAGATACATCTATTTTTGTTTCTGTACTTGGTATAGGAGCATCTTTATTTAAACTCATAATTTCTTCTATAGCTTTTACACCATCAGCAGTACTAGCTATATTAGCCATAGCTGCATAACTTGATTCACTTAGATTTTTTTTTGCCCATAAATCAGCAGATTCAATTCTTTGTGTAGCATTTTCTCCTAATAAATTTATTTGTGTATCTCTATCAGGTAATCCAGATATTTCATTTTGTACAAATGCTTCAATGCCTTTGTTAAAATCTTCGTTACTTAATCCTTTAGACTTTGCTGTTTCTTGCCACCATTGTAATAAAGGTTGTTCTGGATCTACATCTACTTGAACACCCTCAGGTAATTCAGGCATTTTAATTTCATATGCATCAGGTGCTTGACCTTTGATGTCTGCTAATACTTCTTCTCTAATAGTACCAGCTAGTTCATCTGTTCTTTGACCTAATCTTTTTTCTAATGCTTTGTAAGAAGCACCCATTTCTTCTACATTAACTTCATTTAAATCTTTGTTCCAAAATTTTTCAGGAACATAAGAAGGAATCTCTGTTGTGGCTTCTTCTGTTTTTGTTTCTGTATTTTCAATAGTCTGATCTTCACTCATTTTTAGTACCTCTTTTTATTTTACTTTTAATTATTTGTAATAAATATCTTTGTCCTTCCAAATGCCATAGTGTTGAATCACTAGCTTGTGGAGTACAAATACTATTTATAGTTATAGATTCTAAATACTCAATTACTTTTTTACCATTTACTTGATTAAATACAGAGGTAAATATCTTATCTATTTCTGTAGATTCTGATTTATTAGACTTCTTGTTCTGAAGATTCTGCCAACTCATTTGGTTGGATATTAGCTTGTTGCTGTTGTGATTGCAACCTTGAAACAACTTCTGCTTGTTCTTCTGCTGTTCTTACTAATTTTTCAGGTAGATTCATTTTATCTACCAAATATCTAGCTATTTCGTCTTGTTTAACTACCATGTTTAACATTTCAGGACCAAAAGTAGTTCCTAATATTTCTGAGAATCTCATAACATCAGCTATATCTTGTTGATGTTGTGCTTTAGAAAGAGGAGAAGTAGATACAACTTTTACTTCTCTATCATTAACTGTAGGTATTTTTATTTTACCTTGTTTAGTTAATATTCTAATTACCCTTCTTAATAAGGGTGTTACAAACTCTGATTGTAATCTTCCAAATGATGATCCTATTTGTCGTGATAGATCAGACATTCTTTCTGCTACTTCAGTAGCTGACATTGGTGTACCTTCAGGTCTACCTAATGTTTCCATATATAAAGCCTTTTTAATATTTGCTCTCATATCTCCTAAGATTAACTGAGCTACATCAAATCTACCAGCTGCTGGTAGTGCTTGTAATCCTCTGCTGTTTGGTGCTACAGGGATTAGACTACCGGGCTGTAGTACAATATTTTCAGGATTTATTACTCCATCATCTTCAAAAGTATAGATACCAGATATACTCATTTGAGCATTTTGTAAGATGAGTTCTACTGTTAGGTTTGTAGTTTTAATTGCAGCCATAGCATTAAATACTGGACCACGACCATAAACTTCTCCTGATGCCTTATTCCATCTAAAAGCAATATAGGGATTTGAACCAATACCTTTTAGTTCTTTTTCAAAAATCATTTCTTGCATACTCATACAAACTACACAGTACTTAAATCTTTCTTCGTTAGGCTTATCGTATAATTTAAAAACTCCTTCAACTATCTTAGCTCTATCATGTCCATCATCTGAAATTTTTTTCATCATTTCAGGAGACATTTCTGCATTAGGATATGCTGTCATAATCTGATTATAATTCATGTATCTAGTTCTAAAGACTGTATCTATTTTATTGTCAGGTCCATTGTTCAGCATAACTCTTGGTAAAGGTATAGCTTGAAAGTTTATAGGATTAAGACTATCTCCTTCTTCTACTAACAGAACAGAAGTTCCAATAGCTAAGTCCATAAATGCTTCGTGTACTTCTTGATTAAAATTAGATCCACCTAATATTTCAAAAACATATTCAGTTATAGCATCTAGTTGTTCATTGACTTGAGGAATTGCTTCATCTGGTATTTCTGATCCAGCTTCAAAGTTTGCCCAACGACCATATGTTGGAACCATTCCAGCTTGTAGTCTTGAGGCAAATTCTTGTATTCCTACTACAGCTGTTTCATCAAATATTTTATCTGTTCTTCTTTCCCCTATAGTTTCATCATAAAATGATTCTCTTTGAGGCATAGTATATTCATATGCTTCTTCATATTTATCTTTCCAATTATCAAATATATATTCTGCATCTCTAAATCTTTTAATAAAAGAAGCTACTCTAGGATCATTACCACTATAAGGTGTATCATCTTCAGGTACTGGTAAATAAGGCATTATTTCATTTTACCTAAAAATGTTTGAGCCGAAGATTGTAGAAACTTTCTATTAGGACTACCACTATCACTTTTAGCTAAATTAGCTAATCTATTTTGTGCTGTTTGATTTCCAGCAGATGCTTGTGTCATATTTTCTGTCATTTGATTGATGTTTGTAATAGGTGCTTCTGTTTTATTTCTTGATACATTGTTTTGTCCTGTACCAACTCCTCTTTTAGATCCACTATAATAATCTGCAACATACTGAGAATAAGGTTTTTTACTAGTATAATAAGCAACTGAAAAAAAAGAAGGCATACCACTTAGTCCAGTAGCTAAAGCTCCAGCTATTGTTTTAAATGTTTGTTGCGAATCATACATTTGTCTTGACAAAGGCATAGGTTCTCTTTTAGCTGCTTTCATTGCATCTCTACTTGCATTTGTATATTTGCCATCTGCTGTTCTTGGATCATATACTGTAAAAGTTTTTCCTGTAGCATCAGTAACTGTACGAGCAGTTGCTAATCCTTGTGATGCTAAATATTCTCCTCTTGCTGCTTGGTATTCTGCACCATACATTTGATTAGAGGATGTAGTAGAATAAAATCCTGTTGGTGTTGTATTAGCACCAGCAACAGGACCAGCCACTGTAGTTGTAATACCTAATTTTTTTTGAGCATATTGATCTGCTTTTATACCTTGTACTACTGCACTTGATTGTGCAGTTTTATTAGACATTCCACCTTTTGATGATGATGGTGTATTACTACTCAAATTTCTTCTCCATCTCTAAAAAATCCTTGTTGTCCTGACTTAGAAAATAAACTTCTAGTTCCTAACATACCTTTGGATTTTCTTTTTTTTTGTCTTTTTTCTTTAGCTTCTGCTTCTTCTTTTAATCTTTCTTCTTCAGCACGCTTTCTTTCAATATCTTCACGCAGAGCCTTGTCTGCTGGTGTTTCTTTATATTTAGTTGAGCCGAATAAATTTCCCATGGGTTTATAGATCTATCTCAGAATATCCTTCTTTTTTCAACGCACAATATAATTGATATGGCGTAAAGATCCACCATTTATTATAACCTATTAATCTTTGCACATAACTCACACAGCTATGTTCTTTGATCCATGATCCCATAAAACTAGGAAAGCCTGTTTTCTTTTGTGGCATTTCTCCTTGTAATACAACACCATTTTTCATTCTAATCATTCTAAAAAAAGCCTCTGCTGTTTGATCTGTAATTGTTTCAACTAATAATTGTCCAAATATATACTCAATAAGAATCCAATGTTTACTTGA